TTAAAATGCCCTTGCGAACTATCAACCTTAGCTTTCTTTTTACCCCAATCAAGGTGTAGTTCTTGCTTGTCCCATCGCTTACGGTAACGCTGAGTTTGTTGATGATTTTCGATGTAATGTGGTGAACTCACGGCCCAATACCACTCGCCTTTAAGCGTCTTCCGAGCGATCGGCATTTCATCAAAAATCAAGGGCAGATTCTTTTCAGCATCCGCAGCCGTTGGATTAGGCGTGATTAGCCCTAATTGGTCTAACAATTGATACTCAATCAGAGCATCGAAGCTAGGGGACCAGTCATCATAGGCAACTAGCGGCGTTGCCATGTGTGCGATTATTTGGAGGTTATCCATTCAATAAACTCCGAATATCGCTCTTAGAATCAGCTAGAAAGCCTTTGTAATCTTCGAGATATTCTTTATACCTTGCGTGAGATTCAGTAGCGCGATCGCTTAATTTCTGAGCATGAGGTGTAATCGTCATAAACTCACCGCGATCGCCCTCCGCAGTCTCAAACCAGAATTGCATAGAGCATAGTCCGCAACCCGTTCCTGATTGACCGCCCAAGTATGGCGATTCTGCAAACTTGAGTAAAGCATCTGCAATAAATCCTTCTTCGATTCTGGTAACGTTTGCGCTCCAATAAGAGTACAAAGTAGCACCTGTTTGGAGTAGCCAATTACCCATAATCATCTGTTGGCTTCTCTCTTTTTCGGGCTTTGCTTTTTCGCTTTTACCTTTCTTGGTTTCAGGCTCCGAAACTATACCAAATAGATCGCCTTGAGAAATCATCTTTTGAGGTTCTGGAGTAGCGCCGATCAAATGTTTTGCAAAGTTAGGATCGTGAAGTGAATCGCGCCTTGTCTTTTGGCTATAGGTAAGCCAATCGGAATAATATCGAAGCTTCTCTCCTAAGAATGGTAGCCACTCATCAAGCAAAGCCTTGAGATCGTAATTATTAACATCCGAAGGAGAACCATGATGTAGCCATTGGTTTACGCGTTGGCTGTGCTGCAAATCTTTGCCATCAATAATCTGTTCTAGTGCTGGTATGACTTCGATTGGCAACGCAGGGGGGAACATCTGATAAAGATACTTAGCGCTCTCTACACAAGCCAAATACGCATCACCAATATTAATCCGACCATGGACCATTTGAGCATCGGATACACCAAACAATCCTTTAGGTTTGGCAGTTCCTAGCACTGAAAGGCATGGCAAAAGCTGACGGATTTTTCTATCCAAATCTAAATCATTACCCGTGCCACCATCGATCGCGCCGCCGCAAAATAGAGCGTGATGCATCGTTGGCGATACTTGCACACCAATCTGAGATAGGAAGGAATCAATACCACACCGCCGCAAAATTCTATTCCGTAAGCTATTGCCAGAAAGTGTAAAAACTTCAGAGGGATTTCCCTCTAAATCTGTCACTTTCATCGTTCGTAAATTGGTTTGATTGCCTACGGACTCACTGATATGTGAGAGTGGCTGCAACAGTGTAATTTGCAGGTGTAGCTTGATATTATGGCGATCGTGGGGATTGTAATTAAGCATTATTAGCCTCTACATCTAGAGTATTTTCTGTTTCTTCTGGAATATTCAAAGCGCGATCGCTTTCAAAGCGAACACGACAAAAAGTAGTAATAATGTGCGGTTTTGATTTGCACAAACTGAGGATATGGCGATCGCTTATCCCGTGCGTATATTTCAATTTGGCTAAAATGTCGTTCCATCCCAACCACCAAAGATCAATATTTTGATCGCAGTCTTTCTGTTGAATGTCTCCCATACTGCCATCATCATTCACAGTAGCCCGTAAAACCACTTGTTTTGGCGCGATTATGCGAGTCCATTCTTTTGGGTTGAGGTGTGCAACAATAAGCTTCTTGGCTAAATTCTCAATGTAGTCGTCGATATTGCGAGAGGGAATAGCAGCATTTTGGATACTGCTTTGAAAATATTCCCATGTTTTTAAGCCCATGGCAGGACTTTTACTCTTGTCTCTACAGCGAAAAACCCAGTAACTAAGCGCACTGGCTAAAGCTGTAACCCTGTCTTCCGTTTCTATTCCATACATAAATATTTCTCGTACATCTACGGTATTTTTATTCTAGATCGCAAACAGCATTCCAAGCCGCCAACTTAGCTTTACCGACAGACACACCACGCGCCCTAGCGTGGTCAAAAGCTTTATTACGCAGTCTGCTTAATTCCCGCTGTTTTAGCTCCTTTGGTGTCGCCTTACGCAGTTTAGGGATAGCGCGATAATTACCCTCAACGCACTCAATATGCAAGCGCCTGTTACCGTATGCGATCGCGCCTTGGTTAAGAAGTAAGCGCAATGCGCTCGTATTGATTTGCGTACAGATTTCAATGTAGCGTAGAGAGTAAGAGCCGCGATGGGTGCTGAAAAAGCCGATGAGCTTGGCTCGCTCGATCTCTTGCATTAATCATGCTCTCCATCATCATCAATAATCGCGACGTTAGGTTTAATCGGATCTGGATTGATGGCTAATAAAAGGCGGTTAATTTCTTCGTTAGTCATTTTTAATATTGTATTTATTCAAAAGATCAATAAAATCACGAGAAGCATCAGCGCGTTTTTGCTGTATAGTCGCCAGTTGATCTTCAGTGTAAAAGTTCCTATTCATCAATGCCGTATCGTATTGAATAATTTTTACTTCAAGATTTAGCATTAACGCCATATCTTCTCGAACGCGATCTAGAGCGTGATTATATCCAGTCGCCTTATACATTGTTTACCTCTAAATAATCTTCAACAAATTTCATGCGATCGCCCAACTCCATGCAGTCTTTTGGCAACTCCTTATAAGGCAAATCCAAATAATTGAGTATCCCTAAAAGCTGAGTATGCAACTTGAATATTAACGGTTGATTAATCGCCGCTTTGTCCTCACGCTCAACAAAAGTGATGGCAGGGGGAATTAATACAATTTTGTCAAAATACCGAGCCGTAACATTAGAGCAATTTTGCAAATAGTCCATAACCTCAGACTGTGTATGCTTATCTAACTCACCATTGCCAACATCAGCAAGCAAGTAAGCAGCCATGTCCAACGGTGTGCGATCGCAGATAAAGCTAGGTTCGTCAACTTCAAACCAGATGTCTTCAGCTTTAGCCAAAATCTTTTGCTGCAAAAACAACCTAGTGCGGATATCAAGTTTGTCGGACGGGTGGAATTTATGCTCCAAAAACACACTACTCGCATCAATAGGGATATATGGAATCCCTAGCTTTTGCGATAAGGCGTTCGCTAGTGTGGTTTTGCCCGTGCCATGTGCACCGCAAAGTCCTATTCCTATACAGGACTTTGCGGTGCGATAATCTGGATAAACAACCAATCTATCGTCTGGGATAAGCATTGCATAGCTAACCCTTCCACCAAACATAGCTTTCGCTTCGTCTTCAGTGTCAAATCCGCCATAAGCAATGCAGTTTAGGCTTCGATCCTCAAACATCGCGTACCATTTTTTCATTGTCTTCACTCTTCACCTCCACCAATATCAATTACGTCCTTGTCCAAGCACTGCATTATCAGTGCTAACTCGCCTTTTAGATCTTCCAGTGTTGTGCCAACAGGTGTAATCTCGTTAGCACTCCAGCTTGTTAGTTCTCCCTTGCTATTGGGATAAAATTCACGAATAGCAAATACATCATCACCGTTTGCGAGAGTTTGCTTTGAGATTCGATACGTCCAACTCATTATTTAACCTCAGTTAACCTGTGAATAGTCCCTCATTTCAAATCCCCAACAATCATCTCAAAAATGCTATGGGTGCAACAGCCCATAAATTTAAAATTATCTGCGGCGATCGGGTCAGTTGGATTACCGTCGGCATCAGTCCAAAACATTTGCGGTGCGTATGGTTCGCCGTTTAGCGTGAACTCAATGCTTTCAATGTTCTGGCTATCCCAAAGAGCTTTTTGCGCTAGCCATGCTTGGATGTCTTCAATCTTGACGATCATCATTCTTTACGCTCCTTATTCCTTAATCCAGCTTCTCTAAACGTGCTTAGAACTACTGCCGCAGTCCAAACGCATGTAAACACTGCAATAAATAGCAATCCCTTACCTAATGGCTGCCATACGAACCAGAAAAAACCCGCGATCGGTATCAGAAAAACAAAAGTTAAAGCGAAACAACCGCCAAAAGTTGATGCTGTTGCTTGTAGTTCTTCCTTACTGTCAGACTCAAATAATCTAGCCATTACCCTTTACTCTCCTGTGTGTCTAAATCACCGTTATACCGTCCTGTTTCTGAGTAATCATGCCTTGGATAAGCCGTCTCAGCAAATACGATTTGACCGATTCGCATCATTGGATAAATAGGTTGCCAAGCCCAAAGACGATGATTTAATAACTCTAATGTCAGTTTTGAGTTGTTAAACCCACCATCAATCCATACTGCCAAAACGTGCCCCCATCCTGATCGCCCTCTACTTGACTTAAGCCTAAACTCTGCTGAGTAATTACTCGGTATATTGAAAGTCTCGTAAGTACAAGTCAGAATAAAACTTAGTGGCGATACCAAAAACGGGTTTGATTCTGAGTATTTGGTCAAATCATGAGTAGTAAACTCTTGACCCGTTAGACATCGTTTAAGCCAGTTATTCTCAGTTTTCAGCGTGTAGCCTATCCGCACATCGAGTGATTGTGGGTTAAGCATTGCTTTGTCAAATGGCACGATAACGCCTTTTTCTTCGCAAAGCTTTTCGATTTCGTGGTCAACTAGCGTCATTTTCAAATAACCTCAAAATCCTAGAACTAGCACCCATCTTCTGAGCTTTTGCGCGAGAAGCTTCTACCCTATACCGATCTTCCATCTGCTGTGATGAAATGGCGATCGGGATGCGCTGTTTTTCTGGCTGTTTTTCTGTGTCACTCATGGTTATTTTTACTTATAAATTCTTGAACAAGTACCAATCGATCTTCATTGTTTAACAATGGGTTAGCGGCGATCGCCATTTCTATGGCTCTTAATTCTTCAAAAGAATATTTTTTGGTAGCGCTAAGCTCACATTCAAAACTTCTCAAAAGCTTTTGCCATTCAGGAATAATGACAATTTTGCTGACTTCTTCATTGGCTTTTTCTAGGTACAACCTATTGTTTATACTAACTTCAGTCTGACTTGTAGCCATCATTATTCTCCATACAGTGAATAAATAGATAACACATGGCTTTAGCTGCTGTATCAGAGTACTTTTCGCCTTTAGGATTAGAAGCAAAATAGCCAATATCACCATTATCTGCTACGCCTTTTTGCAAAATATAAGTCAACCTATGATCATCAAAAGCTCTAGTGATTGCGTCTAGGGATGTGTCATATTTTGGCACTGGGATATATTGCTTACTGCCATCAAGAGGGTTTCTAACGGTTGATCTGTCGTTAATTCCACAGAGTCCATCTAAAACAAATTCTTGATAATCACCAGTAAACCCGCAAAGCTCAGCGACTTTCTTTCGGATTGAGATCGTGTTAGTCATGCTCTAAAGCCTCCTAATCTTCTGTAAATCATCAGCTTTGCAATTAAGCACATTGCAAAGCGCGTCAATTAGGTCAAATTCCAAGAACCTGTAATAACCCTGCTCTAACTTTTGGATTTTGCGTAAACTGCATCCCTGTAGCTCTGCAGCATTAGCTTTTAGCCAATCATCGCACTGCTTAGCTAATTCTTTTTGAGTGAGCGATCGCGCTTTGCGTAAGCACTTTAGGTTTAGCTGCATGATTTTAGTTCTTGATATTTGCGCTCCAATTCTGGTAGTTCGCATTCAAGATCCCCGTTGACGGTTAACTCGTACCATTTACCAGTAGATTTAACATACCCATACGAATATTGCTCCAACTCTTTATTCCACCAAATACTAAAATTAGATTCAGTGCGGATATACACTTCACCTTCATGCGCCAAAAAAGAAGTAGTAATTGTATTTTTTCTAATTATTTCCACATTGTTACCTCATTAACTACTAATCACTATACTATCTACTACCCCCTAAAAGGATACTTTTTACTTATATAATTAGATGGGAAGCAGTGACAATACTAATCATTTGTGTATTGACTATCCCTCAAAAGGGTAGTATCTTTAGTAAACCGAATGGTATCTACACACAAGCTAAGATGAATTTATGACTATTGTTGAGGCTGCTTAACCCATGACAGAAATCCAATATTGCGAAAAATACTGGATTTCTCGCAATATCGCAATAGCGAGTATTCCAGTATTTCATTATGGCAATAAGGTGAGCCGAAAATGCCTATTTGTGATTGAATCGCAGCCAATTGTAGGAATGACTGAGGTTTATTGTGAAAATAGTTGAACTAGCCAAAACCGTTTTAAAAGAAAAGGCTGAGCTAGCAGCACTCAGGCAAACGATCGCAGATTTGCAAGAGCAAGAAAATAGATTACGCAATGAAATCGCAAGCCTTGATCATCAATTCTCTCAAGAGTTTGGTCGCCTAGCCGACCTTGCTGATGAGAAATCTATAGATCATTCTGTAGTTGTAGAAATTGATCAGCAAGTTTACACAATTCGATATAAAGAGCTTAAAGGGCTTGTTATATCAGCTAATCAAATCTTAAAAGAGGAAGAATAAACAATCATGAAACCCGTAAACCACTACGCATCAACCACGCCGATCCCTGATTGGCTTGAGGCTGAGATTTTAGAGCTATCAAAAGATGTTGATGAGATCGCCTTATTAGTGACCGACTTAGGGGGATCGTTATGGCTTCTTAGTTGGTTGAGTCATCCATCAGCAAAAATATCTGAACAAGCTAACAAATGGCTTAAAACACAATCACGCGACACATTCAAAGCGCTACTCCAATGGGTAGCGATGGAGTTGATTTAGAATAGAAATGAAGATTTTAGTATTCGCGGCTTACAAAGTAAGCAAACAAGGAATTTCAGTACAAGGATCATGCGGCTTTGACATAGATATAGCCCGTCCTTCAGAATTCGCAGAAGCGCTAGCAGAAGCTGAGAACAGGATTAAAACTCGCACCAAATCAGATTCAGTAACGTTCTTAAATCTGACAATGCAAGAATGGAAAGAACCATGACTACCGCACAACAAATCGCCAAATGTCGCGCCCCTGACTACACGCAATACAGCGAGGCATACATCAAGCGTAATCCGCAATCATTCTGTAAGGTTTGTAAGCGATGGCAATTTAAGAGGCGGCGGTGTAAGTTATTTGTTGAGGGTGTGCAGTAAGGTAAAATCAATAAAACCTACCTCTAAAACCACATGCTAAATACTTTGGATTTTGCCAGAAAAAAGCAGATAATCAGAAGTTTTCGAGAGGGGATTTATCAGAATTTTAACTACAAGTGCGTATACTGCGGATCGCTAGCTCAATCACTAGATCACGCAAAGCCTAAAGCTCGTGGCGGCGAAACAGTGGCAAGCAATTTATTGCCCGCTTGCTTGCCCTGTAATCGCGATAAAGGTAGTCAAGAGCTATTTGCGTGGTATAGAGCGCGGTACTACTGGACTCAAGAGCGTGAAGCGGCGATCGCTAATTGGATTAATTAATAACCCACAGCAAAAAGAGAGAGCGATCATTGCGATCGCTCTCTTTTGGTTTTACTTATAAGGCTTAGGCTTGGGCTTACTACCTTTGGGCTTAGGTTTCATTTTCATGGCAGTGGTTCTGTGACTTAACACTTTTATTATCACAGATCATCACTCAATTCTAGTATTAGTAACAACGATCGCCGCTAGCTCGCGGTTGATCTTGCTACGTAGTTCAATCAGTTGTGCCCGTAACGCTTTCTCGTCTAAGCCCTTGTTTTTGGCTGCGTATTTCATTTCGTCGGTCAATGCGTATAGGCGGGTTAGGTCAATCATTTTACACATAGGAATAAATGAGTTTTTGAACATCTTGATACTTCAAAATATGTTGCCAAGTGCCAAGCTTGATCCACTCAAAGGCTGTAGTCTTGAATAACTGTGGCGACTCGTTACACTGTTTGCATGGGATAGCAGGATTGACAGTGCATTTAAGATATTGCGAATCCGCAAAGTAAGGACACTGTTTATAAACTTCAATACTCTCACTTTGGAAGTAATCTTCTAAAGCCCTATAAAGCAAAGGATGTAAACAACCTTGAAATGAGCCGCCATATATCCGCAAAGCTATCCCTAGATTATTTGCGGCAAGGGCATAACCGATTAGGTTGAAGCAAACATTAAAGCCAGTTCCCATCTCTTTTATTGTAAATCCCTTGCAAACAACTGGTAAGTTCTTGGGGTAAAAAGTTAAGTTTTCAAGAAACGGCTGATTTCTAGGGAATATATCACGACAGATTATTTCAAGGTCAAAACCTAAATTCTGCATCTTTTGGCAAATATGTTTAGAGTTTGATTTACTCTCTAACACCAATTGATGCGTGGCTTCTAGCTTTTTATCAGTGCAGTGAAAGCGATCGCCTAGCCAGTAGATTTCAATCATTTTGCTAACCTCTGGAAATAGTGGCAAGTGTATCTATTGCCAGTCTTAATCACAACGTTACCGCCCTTTTTGCGACATAGCCTAGAAGCCTCTTGATTGCTTCTAGCTGTGATTTTACCAAGGTCAGAGAAGCCATTGCCAACGGTGCGGTTAACTTGTGCGATCACAGGGGTGGAAATAGAAAGCAATGCGAGGATTAATAGATATTTCATGGTTTAATATTTGGTAGAAATGCAGTTATTCGAGTTTCAGCGATCGCTTGTCATGGGGCGATCGCTGATTTTTATTTAAGCGTGAGCGCCGATTCTAACTTGGTAATTTGGATAATCAGGGTGAACGTGTTCGCTCACATCGCAACAACCAAAACCGCTACCAGATTCAAGCCAAGAGATGTATTGGTTAGCCCATACAGATGGGACTAAAGCTACCCAGTCTTCGTCGCCACCGTGATGGCTTAAAGCCTTTAATTCTTCTGGCGCGGACTCCCATTTCCATACTTTAATGTGGACAGCTTTTTTGCTTTTGCGTCCTGCTCCTTTACGAGCGCCGCCTCGTCCGATGCCTTTTGATTTAGTCATAGTCGCTTAGCTTTTCCCATAAATGAGCAATTAAACGATTGCGAGAATCGAAAGAAGAAAAGCTCATACAAAATAGCCACCAGCTAAAATTTTGTTTCACTTGCCAAAAGCCAAAAAGAATTGAATAGTAAATTTCTAATAAGTTGTCCATGATGCGTTATCTCCTTTGTGTTACTTGTGTTTGCGGCTTTCTCTCTCAGCCATGAATACAAATATAAACCCTATCCTTTTGAATGTCAATCAATTCATAGGGATAAGGTTTAATCTTAATATTTGGTTACAATTACAATAGAGACGCTAAATATTTAACTCTGAGTAATGGCACAACAGCGCACTGAGGCACGATCGCATTACCTAATGCGCTAATTCTGTCCAGCCTATGGGGAAACCCATGAGGAACTCCACAAACTGGGGATTTAGAACTTGACCAGGGGCTAGAGGTTGTAATGTTCTGATTGTTGTTTCTAAGTTCAACTGCTTCCCTGACGCTATTCTTTTTGCCTCTAGATACGCCGACTTCCCGTCTGATGCCATTGGGGTTGGTAATAGTTTCTGTAAGGCAGTTACTAGCCCGTCTCCGCTTTTCTTGCTGGCTCCCTTGCGGTTGTGATTGCCGCAAACTGAGGGGGTAGGTAGAAGCGATCGCAGCTTGACATCTAACTTGGTCTGCCCAGGGCGATGGCTCTCTTGAAAACTGTAAGCTTGCGGGGTAGGCAATAAGGAAAATTCGATCTCTACGATGCGGTGCGCCAAGCGCGGATGCGCTGATAGTCTCCCACTCTGCATTACACCCGATGCTGGATAAGCTCCTGAGAACTTCTCCAAATCCGTTCCGTAATGCGCCGCTGACATTTTCCCAAACAAGGAAAGTTGCTCCTGACTCTTGATAGATTCGTAGTTGTTCAAACCAGAGGCTTGATCGCTTGCCTTCGATGATGCCTTTTTGCTTTCCTGCGATCGAGAGGTCTTGACATGGCGATCCTCCACAGACGATTTGCGCCTTGCCGAATTTTGGATTGTAGCTTGTGACATCGTTGTATATCGGTGTATTAGGGAAATTCTTTGACAATACCTTTTGACAGAATGGGTTGATCTCGACTGATTCAATTGTCTTGATTCCTACCCATTCCCCTGCTAACTGAAAACCTCCTATTCCTGCGAATAGCTCGATCATTTTGAGTTTCACTGCTCCAACTCCACTAGCTCGCACTCGTAAGCAAAAATATTCTCAGTAATCTCACCTTGGCTAGAACCGCCTTTAGCTAAATAATCAAAACAACGCTCTGATGCAATTGCATTCTCTGGTAGTGTATAAACCTTAGCTTCGATATATGCAAAATGTTGAGTGACGTGGGTATCGGTATATCCCATCTCTCGCAGGGCAAGAGCTAATGGTGACTTACTAGGATACTTTGCGGCGGCGATGTGCGCGGCGGTAACGGTGACTTTTATTGCTGACATAGTGATACAAGCTCGTTTATAGATTGGTGAAACATTGTATTTGCGCGGATTAGTTCAGAAATTTTTGCTTTGATATCATCGGGAATATCACGGCGATTAGCGATATCAGTTTGCAAATCCTGATTAAGCAATTTGCAATATTGACCAGAGATCAAAGCGGATAGATAACGCTTTTCATTCTCGGTTTTTGGAGTGCCTAGCATTGTTTCAACCTCTTAATTACTTCCTTTCTGTACTGTTCTTTCTTCTCTTCCTTCACCCGCTTCGCCTTAGCCACGGGATGAGCTAGCTCTGATTGCAGGAAATCAGCTAGTTCGGCGGGGTTGCCTTGTTCATCTACGATCGCATAATCGTAATCAGGATTGTCGGTCTGATGGCGTTCCATCATAAGACGCAATACATCAAGCCTTGCTGTTAGCTTGGTTACATCTTCATCTTTGCGGATGGTGCGGATGAGTTTAAATTTCTTATCGCTCATCTGCTTCTTTTTCCAATAGTGTAGCCAAGGGTAAAAGAAGAAATACATAAAGACACTAGACAACAAATCACAGTAAAAATAGATACTCCGATCATAATTAACTCCTCGCAACCGCAATCTTAATAGCGAGGTAAGCCAAGAAATCAGTTTGATCGCATGGTTCCCAAAGACCAAATATTAGCCAATCTTCAAAAGAGATTAAATCATCTCTCTCAATATCATGATCGCCAAATTTGTAAAGAAATTGGAAGTCTATAATAATTTCTTCCAGCTTTTCTATAGTGCGATCCTTGTAGTTGCGAATAAAGCTAGAGACGGGGTGGGATTCGTGTTCGTAGCGCTCTATAACTTGTTGTAGTAGTTCTTGCATAATGTTTAGGCGGCATTGCGCCGCCTGTGAGTGTGTGGTTAGAAATCGTCAGAGTCTATGCGGCTTTGTTCTTCTGGAGTAGGATCTGATTCATCCAACTCATGTGCAGACTTTACGGGCTTAGGAATTTCAACAGTGCGATCATTAAGCTCATCCCCTAAACGCTTGATGATTTGGGTGATTTCGCGATCCTGCTCTTGACTTGGTTGATACTTCTGAACGGTTTTAGAAACCCATTCAATAAGCTTTTCTAGATCCCCGACAGTGGCGCATTTATTCACGCCCTTTTCAAAGATCGCCCATAGCTTGTCATCCCATCCCGTCGCGATTTCTGGCTGTGGGGTGCTGACTGGTTGAGTCTGTGGACTGACATTGCTAGCTTGATCCATCTCTTCAGATGCATAAAGCCCAGCGGTTTGCTCTGGAAATGCTTTGCGAAGTGCTAAAGCCTCGGAACATTTACCGATCATGATGTCGGGCATTTTCTCCCATAGCCCTGAAAGCTTGCCTTTAAAGTCTTGTTTGTAAGCATCAAAACGAGCGACGGCTGTGAATGGTTGTCCACAACCTTTACGATATACAACAGTTTTAGCAGCGCTTGGCGGTGTTGATTTTAACCACACTTCCAACCATTTACCATCTTCTCCACACCAAAAAGTTGTAGAGCCGTCATAGTATCCAGAATTAGCAGCGCGTTTGCGAAGTCCATCAATCGATACTTGGATCGACATTTTTGGCTCTTTGCGCTGTGTCTCTGGGTTCCAAGTCTCTCTAGAGATTGCGTAAATCTCACGGGTGAATGGACTTAAATTAGTCTGTTTGCAAACTTCAATGAAATAATCAAGTTCTGTGTCAGAGCATTTGGGCGCAATCTGTTGCTTGAGAACTTTCAACTGCTCAGAATTGAAGTGTTGAGTGATGCTTGATTGAGATTGGGATGTAGTTGTGATAGCTGACATTTGTTTTACCTGTGTGGATTAATGTTAATAGCGATCGCCAAAATAATAGGCGATAGAAACGCGACGGATAGCCAGTAAATTAGTTGCTGGTGGTAGTAGTCGTATGGACTCATGCTAAACCTCCGTAAGTTCTTCTTCTTTGACGGGTCTTTCAACCCTATTACCACAGCGGATCAAATAATCGTATCCTGCGACGTTGCCAAGAGTATCGATTATTGTGGCGATCGCGCCTTGGTA